TACTAGGGAGATTGCCAAAATGTCGTGCATCTTACGAGCCGCCAGCAACTGCACAATACGCCTCCAGTTATCAAGAGAACCTTGGGGTACAGTCGCTTTGTTGATGTTGACCAGCCCCCGCATCGGCACGTGCCGTGGGCTCATATTGGGCGAGTACACATGCTCAGTAAGCACAAAAGTGTCGTCAGCCTGCCAACCGTAATTAGTTGGCACTTGCACAGGTTGCTGATTGGTAGAGGCTTGCTCAACCGCCGCACGCACGTACTCGTAGAGATTCTTGTCATTGCCTGACCCAAACATCGCCATGACGTTCTGCTGAGCTAGGCTCTTAATCGTCTCGTCTTTGGATGCGATGGCTCTCTGAGCAAGAGTTATCTCCTGTGGCCCAGTCGGGCGCATTGCCAGCATATAGATAATGTGGTCGCCTTCTTGGCAGAGAATGTGTACAACAAACAGGTCATAGGGTAGCAAAGGCACCTGCTTGACTGTGCTGTTGCCTTGTGTGTCCGTCTCCGACTTTTCCATATACACACCGCCGTTGGCGCCGTATGCGTAGCCTTTTGGGGGTGTTGGGCGTTTGGTGGTGGGTGAGGGTGGGAACCGAGATACGGTGGCTTGGGGAGGTGGGGTGAGGTCGATTTCTTTCTCGCTTGTGTCGAGCTTTGTCTCTCTGCCCAAGGCCAGCGGGTTGGTGATCTTGCCAAAGTGAGGGCAGTTCTGGCATAAGCCGGGGTTCAAACCATCAATACTGACGCACGAGTAGGGCCCTTTTATCTCGTTGAGCTTTGTGCGCATGCGCTCTTCATCGTAAGGGTGCAACCCGCTAAGCCACGCCGAGGCTTTCTCTCCGTCAGCGCACGGCTTAGCCAGCGATAACATGGCACGCCACAAAGGCTCCATACCGTCATCAGCCGCATTTTCAATATAGTTAGCAAGTTGCTGACAACCAGTGCCTTCTTTAGTGCGAGTAACGATGTTTTTGAAATATGTAACGCTGTTTGAAAGTAGCGTCAGGTTAAGCTGTCCCTTCGCTGTAGGGCGTGTGCCGGGTAGGCTGATGACTTGCGCTGTAGGCGCAGGAGCATTTAACTTTGAGGCAATGAACGCTTCAATCGCATCGAACTCAAATAAGCCTGAACCTTCTGCCAGTATCTTGACAGGCTTAGGTGGATCGAACTTTAAGTTTACCGTGCCCGGTATGCGCAAGACACGCGCAGCATCAGCCGTGCAGTTCCAATCGATCTCTAAGCTTTCTTGCTTACATAGGCGTTTGAAACTTTCAGCTAAGGGTTTCCACTTAGCTGTCTCAACGTCTTCCGTAAAGGGCCAGTAAATGTGATACCCCCCGCCTGACGACACCACAATAGGCTGACCCAAGTCACGCATGCCGGTCTTAGCCATAAACACTTCAAAGGCTTCAGCCGCTTCTTTGCGTGACTTGTAAAGCTTCTTGCCGCCTAAGTCGAGGTCAATGAACAACGACTTTAAATGCGTGGTGTTATCAGCCGTGCGTGACCCCGTCTCCTTAAACGAGGCCAGCGCAAAGTAAACATCTCTTGAACCTGTCCACTTGTCTGCGATAGTGATTAACTCATCACGTGTATCGACAAACAAATGCTCTTTCTTTTTGGTGGTGAACTCAGCCGCACAGTAAAGACCTGAAGACGGGAGTACCGCCGCTAGAAAATCAAGCGGTTGCATACCAACTCCCAGTTATTATTGTGCGGGCTCGGCTAACTTATCGAGCGCTTTCTCATACCGCTTGAGCAGTTCTTCTTGATAGCTTTTAGGCAACTCACCCATCACTAAGATTTGCAAGCAAGTTCTAAAAAATTCTTCGTCGGTCAGTTGCGTAGGTTGAATTGAGTACATAGCGTTCTCCATGCGTCGTCGGTTTGGCTCACCTTTTTTAATGTGTCGATGATCGTCGTAACGCGATCTTTGTACGCTGAGGTGACTTCGGTTGAGCCTGTAAACCAGTTGTAAACGGTTTGTCGAGTTGCCCCTGTTGCCATAGCAATACGTTTTACAGATATGTCTCGCAACATAGCCCAACGGGCTAAATCAGTGCCAAGGGTTTTGGGGGCGTTTGCAATTATTGCTTTAGTTTTTTCAGAATAGGGCATAGTTTTTTGGGTACTCACGCTAGGCGTTTTCCCCACTCGTTACTTAATCGTCGGTATCCCAGTCTGCCACAACTGAAGCGAGGTCGCTTTTCTTAGCGGCGGGTGGAGCGGGTTCTTCCTTGCGAAGTTCAGGCTCGTCAACCTCATCAGCCTCTTCTTCTTGAGCCTTGGAAGGCTTGGCTTTCTTAGCGGCTGGGGGTTTACCCTCAAGCACCGGCATGACAGGCTTATCAAGCTTATCCATTTGCGCCACAGTCATGGTGACTGCCCGCTTGGCCTCTTCCGACTGACCCTTCTCAACAGCCGTTACATGCTCGTCGTCTGTTAACCAACGCAAAGGCTTGAAGAACAACTTAGGCGATTCTTTCTGAGTGTCGAACTTCATGCGTGTCACAACCATCTCGGGGCTGATTGATTGCGCCGCCAAGAGCCTTGCATACGACTGCAAAGGGTGGTTGTCGCCTTCAGCTTTACCAAAGATAGAAGTGGCTGGCAGTTGAAGCTGAAGCACATCACCGTTCAAGTCGTTGGCAAGAACAACTGCTAGACGCTGATTAAACCGGCAAGCCCGTGACTCGCCTTGACCTGAACCCTTGATGTTCTGTGGGCAGGTTGCGCAAGTTGGAGACTGCGGCGATGCAGCAGAGGCATCAGGCTTATCACCATCGGCTGACCAGCAGTCAGGTGGAGCGGGATTCTCAGGATCCCATGCGCCAGCGTAGAACGTGCGACTAATCTTCTCAGCCGCATTGACAACCACTACGTCAAGGTAACGCTCGTCAACAGCCGCGATCTGCTTGCCCTCGTGGATTAAGCGGAACACACCGCCTTTAATTGATATGCGCTTACCGCCACCCCCGCTACCACCCCCAGCAAGAGATTTAGCGAGTGAAGACAGCTCACGGTTTTTAGCAAACGCGGGCAGGTTGCCCGTTTCAAACATAGTCATCTCTGACATGGACTTCTCCTTTTACTTAGAAGTAGGTTTGCGCACAGTGATGGCGTACTCACTGTCCGAGTTAAGGCCCGGTGGTACAACGCCAGGGTTTTCTTCAAGAAACTGCTTCATGTTTAACTGTGCAATACGTTTCTCAAATAGGTCGAGCACCTGATGTTCAAGCACAAAAGATTTGAACGCGTCCCAGTCATGCGTGGAGTAGCGTGTCTTTTGCGACAAGATGATGGTGCCCTCGTCGGTGCGAACGCTCTTCAGACCTGTTTGTAGCATGTGGTCTTTGATGGCGTTGCTGACTTCTTGTTGCGTGGTTTTGAGCCCTTCGACTTGCGTCTCGTACTCAGTGGTTAACTCTTGTATGCGGGTGCGGATCTTGCGGTACACCTTAGCAAGCTTATCTAACGGTATGGTTTCTGGCATTTGACGCTCCTTGTTTTTTGATATGTTGTCAAAACTTTTACTTCATGTCAAGTACTTCTTCGTACAACTTTACTAAAAGGTTGTTGTCTTCCACTCTCTCGGCTAGGCGCTTGAACATCTTGCGCTCTATGTCACTGCCTTGAATGTGGATGACCGTCACCTTGTCGCTTGTCTGCCCTTTCCTATCGGAACGAGCGCAACACTGGATGTAGGTTTCCGTTGACATCACAGGCCCCCAAAACACAACCGTGTCAGCGGCGGTTAGCGTAACGCCGTGAGCGGCGGCTTGAGGTTGAATCACCAGCACACGCGGGTCAGCTTCTTCTTGGAACTGTTTAAAGATTTTGGTGCGCTTACTGGGCGATACGTCACCGTGAATCAAAGCGTAGGCTACGTTATTCTTTTCTAAATACGTTGCTATGGTGTCAATACTGTGGCGGTAGGGGGCAAAGACTAAGACCTTGCGGTCTGTCTCTTCAAGCACCTCCATCAACACAGATAGTCGGGGACTACAGTCAAACTCAACAACTTCGGAGTTGTCGGTGTAGGCAGCTCCAGCACTAATCTGAAGAAGTTTATTAACTTCTGCTGCTGCGTTGATCGCCGTGATAGTTTCACCTGCCGCCTTAACGAGCATCTGCTCCTTAAGTATGGAGTAATACTTTTTCTGCTGTGGTGTAAGGGGTACATCTCTTATCTCCGTGATAACAGGGGGTAGGTCAAGGCACTGTGCTTTTGTAAAACGTATTGCAGGTTGAAGTGCCTTGTGTATTTTTTCTTGAGCATCAGCCTTTGGCGTCCACTTGAACATAGTTAGCTTGTTCATCGTGGTGTCACGCCACGCTGTGGCAAACTTCGGCACGCCTAGTGGGTTGACTAGTTTAGCCAAGCCGTACGCATCGAGTGGTGATTGTGAAGCGGGCGTACCCGTCATCATCCACAGATATGTGTTGGGTTTAAGAATCTTGTGCAATGACTTCCAACGTTTTGTTGACACGTTCTTGTACGCATTGGCTTCGTCGGCAATTATTAAATCAAACCGACCATCGTTA